GTTGAATGGATCTTTGAAGCAAACTTTGCAGAAGAAAGACCAGATTTATTAAATCTAATCATCTGTTCTCCAGGTGGTGATTTGAATGCAGCGTTTGCATTGATTGATACAATGAGAGGTTCAGCAATACCAATTCGTACTATTGGATTAGGACAGATTGCTTCTGCTGGACTTATGATTTTCATTGCTGGAGATAAAGGAAAGCGTATTCTTACACCAAACACTTCTATTCTGAGTCATCAATACTCATGGGGTGCGTTTGGCAAAGAACACGAATTATTTGCAACAGTAAAAGAGTTTGATTTAACCACTAAAAAAATGATACAGCATTATAAAAAGTGCAGTGGTCTTACGGATGCAAAAATCCGAGAGGTTCTTTTGCCACCACAGGACATTTGGTTAAGTCCGCTCGAATCTAAAAAGTTAGGATTATGCGATGATGTTAAAGAACTTAGTTAATACACTTAAACACTCAGGATTTTGGGCAGGGTTTGTTTTGAATCCTTACCACTGGGAATTTAAGTTTTCAAATACCAATGACATGGGTAAAACCATAGCATTGTATGTTGGTCCAGTCTGGTTTAGACTGGCGATTAGTAATGGTGTTCAGTAAACTAAAGGAAATTGTTATGAATGATCGTGTTTTTACCATCTCTGTTTTAATTGCTATTGTAACCTTGATTGGTTCTATTACATATTATAAACATGCTGAGATGCAAGCAATCAAAAGTAATGTGGAGTCTGCGATCGTGAAGGGAATTGATCCAGTGGCAGTTCGTTGTGCCTATGCAAGCGAGAGAGATGTCGTTTGTGTTGCATACGCTGCATCCCATCAACCAGCAGTAAAACCGAGTAAGTAAGCACTTACTTACCATACCAGCCCTCTAGGACACATCGTTCTAGGGGGTTGTCTTTAATTCCAATTTAGCGTATAATAATCTTATTATATCGTTGAAATGGAGTCTTAAATTATGAGTTTACTTACAGTTGGAAACCCAAAGTTGTTGAAGGGTCAGAAGAAGGGTTACTTGTCTTCAGTCCTGCACCTAGCACCTGCAAATTTGTCAGGTAAAGAAGTGTGTCCTAAACGAACAGCTGGTTGCACTGCTGCATGTTTGAACACTGCTGGTCGTGGTGGCATCTTCAAGAAAGGTGAAACCACTAATGTGATTCAGCAAGCACGAATTCGCAAGACCAAAGCATTCTTCGAAAATCGTCAAGCATTCCTCAATGAGTTGACTGTTGAGATTATCAAAACAAAAACCAAAGCAGAAAAGCAAGGACTCATTCCAGTCTTTCGTTTGAATGGCACTTCAGATCTCTCATGGGAGAAATACGAAGTCTGCAATGGCAAGAACATTTTCCAAATGTTCCCAGAAGTCCAATTCTACGACTACACAAAAGTAAACAATCGTAAAGTAAAACACATTCCTAACTATCATCTGACTTTCTCTAAAGCAGATGGCAACGATATGGATGTTCGCATTGCAATATCAAATGGCATGAATGTTGCAGCTGTATTTCACAAAGTACCAGAGACATATCTTGGTCGTCCAGTTATTAATGGTGATGAGACTGATCTTCGTTTCTTAGATCCAAAGGGTGTTATTGTTGGCTTGAAAGCCAAAGGTAAAGCCAAGAAGGATACAACTGGTTTTGTGGTGGGAGCATAATCATGACACTAGATACAATTGTTGGTCATGATCTGCTAAAGAAGTTTAGAGTATACGATCGTGCAGCTAAAGCATTGATTAAAAAGATTCCATATAAACATAAAAGTCTTAAACAGGATTTATCTTCTCTGACAGGTGTTGGTATTGATAAGTATGCTGAGATTTTTGCAGCAATAGTTTATAACTCCAAACTTCTTGGTGGTAATCATAAGGGAAGAGACTTAACAGTTAGTATTGAGGTTAAGTTTGGTAATTTTACTTATAGTAAAAATGGTTCTTATTCTTGTGCAATTGGTGGATTAAAAAATAAAGAAGCAGACTTGTTCTTAGTTCTCTCCGATGAAGAGTATGAAGACGATCACCCTAAGTTTATTCGTGTATTTAAAATACCGTTCAAAGTGTGGAAAAGTAATGTTCCAAAATCTTATCGTTTAGAGATTTCTGTTAAAAAAGATAAAACTACTAGTGGATGGTATGCCCCATACGAGGTCGATTCTACTAAACTTTTTGCTTGACATGCAACTTTAATTGGAGTATAATTATATTATGTTCGTATATGTAAAAACATCTAGTTCTAAAAAGAAGAAAAAGCCAACTGCAAAACAAAAGCAGTTGAGAGCATCATGGGAAGCCATGTTAAAGAAGTATGAAACAAAGACGACTGTCCGTAAAAACCAGTCACTCAGTTCTACATACTCACTTGGGAAACCTGCTTGTCGTGAGACACCTAAGATTCCAAGTCTTCCATTTACTGGTGCACCTTGTTACAAGAAACCCAACCCTGTTTACACTGGCTCTGCCATTAAGGGTATTGGCACGATGCACAAATCAAACGCTGTTCCAGTATTCTCTGATGAACAGGCTGTCGAAATTGCAACAATGAGGAGAGGATGATGTCTGAATTTTGTGTAAAGTGCTGTGAAAAAGAAGCAGAGATAGATGTGCTTAGAAACAAGTTGTATGAAGCACTGCAACAAAACGAAAAACTTAGAAATGAAAACGATGCCCTTATTATGGATGTTGCATTCTATGGTGGTACAATGATTAACTTGTCTTGCAATAACAAATAAGGTATAATATATTATGACGCTGAATGAAAAACGACACGAACTTCTTGTTAAAAAAATGAAGTTAGATAAATTCTTTTCTTTGTATTTGGAAAAGTTTGAACGAAAGATGGATCCAGATAAAACTGACACACCCATTTGGAAATTATACAGGACTAAATTAAAAGAATATGGAGCACTCAATCAAGAAATTAAAAACACTGAGTATTGGATCGCTAAGGAACGAAATGTTTAAAACAGCCAATGAGTTTTCTCTATACATCGAGCAGATTGTTCGAGATAAAAAGATGACTTATATGGATGCCGTGCTCGAGTATTGTAAAGAGAATTACTTAGAGCCAGAAGATGTTTCTAAACTTATCAACAAGTCACTCAAAGATAAAATCGAAATGAACTTTCGAGAATTAAACTACCTACCTAAACAAGCACAACTCGATGTCTGAAAATAAATGGGCTATTTTTGCCGTTATCGTTTTTCTTATTGTTCAAGGAACATTCTTTGTTTATACAACTGAGAATCTTAACTCCAGAACTATTAAATACGATTGTGGCATGGCAGAATGGCATCCAGACATTCCTGTTGGTGTGAAAGAAGATTGTAGAAAATTAAGAGCAAAACAAAGTGGACGGCTATAAAGCATATCGTTATTACCTAGCAATTAAACTTCACTTCACCACTGACAAATTTGATGTTTTCCAAAACAGAGGAAATGTTAAGGGTACTCGTGAAGCATTTAATGCTAGGAATGACAGATACATATTTGAGAAGTTAGCACAGAAGCATTCTGACGATAAAGAGATTATTCAGTTCTTTGTTTCTAATTTTGCATATGGAAATGATACTGCAATCTATGCTGGTCAGGAAGCGGAAGATAACTTCATGCAATGGAACAAACGAAAGCAAAGTATCACCAAGATCTTTGTGGACGATTTGGCAACACTACTAACACACATAGAAACAAACCGATTAAAACACTCTGCAATATTTGAGTTTACCGAAAACGAATATCCTGTAGCATTGAAGATGTTTGTTGGTGGTAAAATTGCAATAGAAACTTTAAGAATCATAGACGACTTTTCAGGAATCATTGAAAAATGGAATCAGAATCTATCTGTAAAATACATCTGGGATAATGAGATGCGTAGAATTAAAAAGTTGACTGGATTCGTGAAATACGATAAGATTAAGATAGAGAAAATCTTTAGTGCCTTCAAAGAAGAACTTGCAGAATAAATCATGGGTAAGACTTATAAGAAACAACCTCATCGTTACGATGATGAGAATGCCAGTGGGCGATCTGGAAAACATGCCAAACACTCTAACAATAAAAAGAGTGGAGGTATGAAAACGCTAAATAGTTATGTTGATGAAGATATTGATTTAGATGATGACATCTTTGATGATGATATTGAAATGACTGATGAAATCGACATTCAACATATACAAAACAATAATCCGTAATACATTTATACAAAGGAAAATACGATGGATATCCAAGCACTCCGCAAAATGCGTTCTCAAGACTTCAGCAAAATCGCTGGTGAATTTGAGAAGATCGCAAATCCCCAAACAGAAACAAAGTCATATGCTGACGATCGCTTTTGGCGATTGGAGGGTGACAAAGCAGGTAATGGCACAGCCACACTTCGCTTTCTTCCACGAGTAGAAGGTGATGAACTCCCATGGGTTCGAATCTTTTCTCATGGCTTCCAAGGACCAACTGGTAAGTGGTATATTGAGAACTCTTTAACCACTCTTGGTGAGAACGATCCTGTTGGTGAGTTGAACACCACTCTTTGGAACTCTGGTTCTGAAGCCAATAAAGAAATCGCTCGCAAACAAAAGCGTAAACTCTCCTTCATTGCCAATGTTCTGATTGTATCAGATCCAAAGCATCCTGAACACGAGGGTAAGGTATTCTTGTTTAAATTCGGCAAGAAAATCTTTGACAAGATTATGGACAAGGCTCGTCCAACTTTTGAAGATGAGAAGCCAGTCAATGTCTTTGATTTGTGGGAAGGTGCAAACTTCAAACTCCGTATGCGTAAGAAAGATGGATACGCAAACTATGATGAGTCAGGTTTCAGCGAACCAGTAGCAGTTTCTGATAATGAAGAAAAACTATTGGCTATTGTAAATGCACAACACAAGTTGTCTGAGTTTACAGATCGTAAAAACTTCAAGTCTTATGATGAGTTGAAAAAGAAACTCAATGAAGTTTTGTCTGGTGATTCTTTTGCAAGCAAGTCTGCTGCAGAGATCGCTGAACAAGAAGATCGTCCAGTAGCATCTGCACCAAAGGTGGCTTCAAAGCCAGCACCAAAGATGCCTGAGATTAACGATGATGACGATGATGTTATGTCTTACTTCGAGAAGATTGCTAAAGAAGATTAATCTTTAGAGTAGAAATTGAAAAGGGATCTTTACGATCCCTTTTTTTTATGCGTATTTACTTCGTTGCCAAGAACTAAGAGATGACTCTTGGTTTCTCACTGGCGGTTTAATTAGTTGTGTTTGACGAGTTGTATTATTAATCGTTGGAGCAACAACAGAAGTATTGCCACCACCTCCACCAGATTGTCCTTCTGCTGCACGATTCTCAGCAGACTTACTATTCACTAATCCAGCTGCACCCATTGCAGCACCCATCGCTGCAATTTTATCAGTAGGTAATGCAGCAATCGCTTTAATCTTATCAGTGTCTATGGCAGAGAATGCTCTTAATCCTGATGCTAGTTTTTCTACTCCGATACCTGCCTTCTCAATATTTGGACCACTCTCACCGAGTTTCATAATTTGATCAACAGCAGATCCACCTGGAGTTACTGCACCGAGTAATCCACCAACTAGATTACCAACACCAGCAACGGCAGAGCCAGCACCAAATGCAGCCATACCTAATGCTACTGCTCCTAAACCAGCACCGACTTGCAGTAGATTTGATCCATCAATTGCTGCTAATCTTTCTATACTACTTGTAACTGCATCAATGATTGCTACGATAGAATCAGAGATAGCACCGACAACTCCCATGATGACTTCACCGATTGCTCTAATAGTTTCTGGAATCTTTTCAATAGCTGCAACAAATACAGTTTGAATTGTTTCAACAACTTTCATTAAGACTGGAGCAAATGCTTCCATAAATGGTGCAGCCATTTCAAGTGCCTTACCAATACCCATTATCGCTAGTGTAACAGCACCAAGACCAATTAGTGTAGCTGGATTTGCTAATGAAGCAAGACCACTGGCTAATCCACGAAGGAACAATTGAATTCCTTTACCAGCACCAGTACCTAATGCTTGTAAACCTTTACCAAGTGCAGCAAGACCAACACCAATTCCACCAAGAATTCCACCACCTCCACCGCTATCACTACTTGCTACAGCAGCAGTTGCTTTACCACCTGGACGAGTGTTTTCTTCTATCTTTGTTAGGAGATCTGCCTGTGCACCTTGAACTTTTAGTTGTTCATTTGCAGCTTCTTGTTGTTCACCAGCAGAAGCGAATGCAGCAGTAGGTGTCTTTTCCTCTTCACCTTTAGTAAGATTAGATCTTACATCAAACTTTGAGTATTCTGAAGCAAGGTTTTCTCTTTTAGATAATAGTTCTTTACCCTTTGCAGTTTTAGCAACATCAGCATCAGAGAGACCAGTAGTCTTTTTAAACTCTTCAAGTTCTGCTTCATTTCTCTTGATGTTTTTAGATGCTGTCTGAGCACCTTTAAAATTTTCTGTTAATTCTTTACGAGTTTTAGTAGGGTCGATGGCTTTCTGTTGTTTAATAAAATCTTCACGAGCGATAGACTTATTAAAGATACCACCAACATTAACTGACTTCATCATACCACGAAGACTTAACTTTTCACCAAGACCTTTTTTCATATCGGCAAATCTTTCGCCAATAGTCTTAAATGTTTGCATGCCCTGCGCAAGATTAGCAATCGCTTTGGATTCTTCTGCACGAACACGATTTAGTTTCTCAGTGGCTTCAGCGTTTTGTTTTGTTAATTCAATTTGTCTATTAATATGATTCTGAAGTTGTTGTGCTTTGCGTTCTTCTATCTTTTTAAGTTTTTCAGTCTCTTCAGTAATCTTTTTATCATTTAATTGTTGCATTAAGACATCACGGATGTCTTTCATCATTGTAGATTGAGATATCTGTTCTGCTAACTGTTGTTGGTTTGCTCCAGCAACAGCCATAGTTGATTCTAATGCTTTAATCGCAGTTTCATTGGCTTGTGCTTGTTCGTCAAGTAACTTAGCAAAGGCTGTGCTGTCCCAAGTCTGTCCAATACTAACCGACTGTGTGATTGTCTGATTAACTACTGGCGGTTTACTTTTACTTTGTCGTTTTGCCATCTATTACATCCTTTTTCTGGATTCTATTCTTTTCTTTTCTTCTTCTAGATACTCAATCAACATATAAACATACACTTCTCTTTCAAACGGAATCATTTCCTCAAGTTCCGTTAGCGAGTATTTGTGGTACTGCATCAGAGCGAAATTCATTTTATAGTAGTTCGCCAATGTTTCATGACAAAGGTTAATTAAAAAAAACTTTGCATGCCCTCCAGCATCTTCCTGTGGTGCTTTTGGCATACAGGGCAAGTGTATTCTATTTCCTTTTTAATTCTTGGCATTGTAGCAAAGAATTGTTGA